CTCATTAATTAATGACTTGGCAATTTTGCCCATTGGAGTTTCAAGAAGTTTCGCCTTACCGTAAATGTTTGAACCTCTTTGCTCAAGTTTTACGATTTTATGTGATACACGATCAAGGTTGATTGTTGGTCCATCGGGGTGACCGAGTTCACCAAGTGCTCTACCTTTGTTGGTATACATTTCATTGTATCTTCCAACTTCTTTTGCAAGAGTTTGGATTGGATACATTCTACCGTTGCGGTTTTTGATGTCACCTTGAAGGAAAGTTCCCTCAATGTACATACTCTTTTTACCGTTCTTTTCTTCAACGATAAAATCTACGGTTTCTACTTCTTCTCTAATGAGTTTCATTGTTCTTTAATTTGTAAAACCTACTTTTGTACCTCTTACAGTTGAAGCACTAGCAAAAACACAATGTGATGGTTTTTTCTCTAAAAGTTCAACAGCATTTCCTGGTAAGGTCATTGAACCAATACCAGTACCACTTTGAGTTTCCACAACTGTAACTACCGCAGCAGTTGAAGTCGTATTAACCAAACGAACTACGGTTGCACTAGTAAAACTAGTAGCAGTGCCAGTATCTGTTGGCAATCCAATTTCGTCTGCTAACAATAAAGTTCTAATTGTCATTCCTCTTCTCCAGGTTGATCCTCATCTTCTTCAGAATCAATTTCATCGGAAACTTCATCTTCTCCAAAAAGAGTAGAGGCAACATATGGTCTTGCTGCATCAATCTTTTCTGCTGACTTAGTATATAAAATCTCTTTGATTTTATCGCTAACTTCAGATGGAGAAGATTCACCAGAAATGATCATGTCCATTAAATCATCCATTTTTTAATCAAAATATTATAAACTATAATATATTTATATCTCTCCTCCCTTTGGAGGTTTTACTTCTGTTGCTGCACCTTGATTATCTATGTTTGGTTCGTTGATTGGAGCACCCAAATCCATTCCTGCTGCACCAGGTTCAATTGGTAATCCAGTATTTGGATCAATTGGTGCATTTGGATCGGGAAGAATTCCGTCTTTGATTTCTTTATCAATCTGCTTATCAATCTCAATGATCTCAGTTTCTGTTTGCTTGAGAACTTTGGTTCTGACGTAATATGCAGAGAAGTATTTGCCCATGTATGGTTCCATGGCAGCAACTACTCCAAGTTGCTCAGTCAGAAGTTCATTTTTCTTGAGATCTGAGAAGTGGTTGTCATACAAGAAGTCATATTGAATATGCTCTTCAAGTAAATCCCAATCTTCTGGAGTGATAATATTTTTGAGAATCAATTGAGTTTTCAACATGTCGTTGAAAATACCAGAGAATCTCTTACGGAGTCTTCCTACAAACTTAGTAAACTTAAGTTCATCTCTCAGAATTTCGGAAGAACGACCAAGATTGAATCCACCAGCACTATCAAGTCTGCTGGAAGGAACATTCAGTGATTTGTAAAGTTTGGTTTGGAAGTACTCAATATCAGCAAGTTCACCAAGATTTTGTCCACCAGGAAGTGTAGAGATTTCAGTTCCTCTTCCACCTTCTCTTCTTGGTAACCAGAAATCCTCAAGCATCGCCATGTATTTGCGATCATCACGAATTTCTCCAGTGTCGGCATTGTAAACCAACTTATTGCGATAACGATTCATCACATCACGCAAGTATTGTTCTGCCTTGACCTTGGGGAGATTGCCAACATCAATGTAGAAAATTCTACGCTCTGGTGCGCGTGATAGTCTGTAGATAACAAGAGAGTCCTCAATCATGCGAAGTTGATTGAGTGCCTTAATTGCTTTATGCAAATATGATAAAACAGTTTGCTTGTTTCTGTCTACTAGACCAGATGTTACGTATGTAATTGCATCTTTTGCAATTTTTACTGAACCTTTATTATGTCTGCTCGGTATAATACCACTACTCTTTGATGCAGAATTTGGATCATAGAGATAGTATTCTTCAATTTCTGGTGCTGCATAACTTTCAGGATTCATTGGATCCTTTCCGTTTCTTGCAACATCAAAAGGTGATTGACTATTTGGTCCTTCTTTCTCTGCCTTACGGATTAATCTAATTTTTAATGGATCAATATATCTAATTTCTTGAATTCCAGCGGAAGGATCCTTAAGATCAATTACCTTGTGATAAAAGATTCTTCCATCAATGTACCAATTCCTGAAAATCTCATGACACTTTTTATCAAAGTTCATCAGACTTTTAATATTCTTAAACTCACTTCTGATGATTTCTTTTAGTTTATCAGAAGCGGGTAAATTTGATAATTCAATTTCTAGAGGCGAATCGTTTGAGTCAGATACGATCGCCTCATTTACGATATCTTCAATTGCACTATCGCACTCTGGGTGCAGACACATTTCACGGTATCTACGTACCAGATCCTGTTCACTTTTATATACTCCCTCAATATCTACGTATTGTCCGTAGAAACCACTAGAGAGATAAAAGTCTGATTTATCTTCCTCACTAGGAGGAACTGGGGAGACAATGCTCTTAGAAGCCTTGCCGTCCCCAGGATCTGGTAGTTTGAAACCAAATAATTTAGCCATTAATCAAAGTTTGAACTATTATCTACTATTTATGAACCTGTTCCCAACTGGGTTGAACCAGATGGATCAAGAGCATCAAACCACTGAACTTGCAGTTCTACTGTGAACTCTTCAATGGTATCTGAACTATCGTATGAAAGTGCGATGTCAGAAACATTGGTTGGGAATACACCATAGAATCTGTACTGCTTCAGTACAGGAACTTGAGCGGAAGAAGCAGGAACAGTACCATTAACTGGTGATCTGCCGAGTTGTCTTACGAATACGTCCTTCTGATATGCAGTAGGATCAGTAATTCCAGCATTGTCCTCATGCTTGTTGATGAGGTTCATCCATCTCTCAAATGCAGTTCTGATTGTGAAATCTACATCGTTGATGATTGTGACTGTCCATGGATCAAATGTTCTGTCACCAGCAACCTTCAGGTTTCTTCCTCTGAAAGGAATATTGATAGGTGCAATGTTTGATGCTGGCAGGTTTGCTGCTTTGACTAAGAATCTGCTTCTATCAGTCAGTGCATCTCTTGTGGTTGAATCGGGAATAGCATCATCGGGGAAATATAATTCACACTCAAATAAATTAGGTCTCGCACCACCCCCAATCATTCTACCCTTGAATGCATCAAGGGTTCTATCCTTCGTGTTTGGAATGTTTAAGTTAGCCATTAATCGTTTCCTCTAGTGAATTAAACGTTACCAACGACTTCTTCAAAACTTACGCCCGTGCGGGTAGCAACGAAAGTAAGACCGATGAAGTTAATGGATCTTGCGGGTTTGACAAAGATGTCTGCTCTAAACTGGTTAGAGTCAATAACGTCAGGAGTGTTATTTGTCTCATCGCAGATTACGATGAAATCAGTGATTCCCCTCTTCGCCTTAACATCACGGAGATATGGTTCAACGATATTTACAAAGTTGGATCTTGTGATGACATCATTGAATTCAAAGAGTTGATCTCTTGCTGCTCTCTCAATTGAATCCTCAATCGTGAGGAACAGGCGACGAACGTTGATTCTGTCAAATGCAGAGGCATATGCAAGACCAGTCTTGTCACCGAAGAGAATAATTCCAGAACCAGGTGAAGCAATAACTGGATTGATTCTCTTAGGATAGATCAGATCTCTCTGTGCTTGTGATGGATTGTATGCGAGTTTGACTGCACCGTTGATTGCTCCTCTTGAAGAACCTGCAGGTGAGAACCAGGGATACTGATTGATTGAGGTTCTTGCCATCAGTCCTGCAACGTCAGCGTTACAAGGAATATATCTAAACTGATTGTTGAATCTGTCATACATGTACTTGTATCCAGAGTCAAACACTGCGTAAGAAGAGGAGGTCAGTCCATCAAAGAATGCGATGATATTATTAGTTTGTGTATCGGAGTTTGCTACGTTGACAACTCCTGCTCTGTGTGGTGAGATGCAAGCGATGCAATCCTTTCTCAGATTTGCAATTTCAATCAGTTTGTTTGCTTTTGCTTGCGACTCATAAATTGTGTCTCCACCAGAAGGTCCGTTGATCAGGAAGTTGATATCATATTCTGCAGGGTTCTTAAGAACCTCATACGAAGAAACGATCTTAGCAAGAGTTGCAGCGAAACCACCGTTTGCAGTGTAGTTTTCACCGCCAACGAGGTTGTAAGTTTTTGTTCCTGCAACTGCGAACTTAGTTCCTTGTGCAGCACTACCCCAGTTACCAGTTCCTGATGCAGTGAAGACAGCACCAGATCCAGCAGTTAATCCACCAGCAACTCCAGCAGGAGCAGCACCAGCGTAAACATACTCAGAGATTCTCGCCAGATAATCC